AAAGAAGGTATCTCCTAAACAGATAGCTAAAGAAATGCAAGATGCTATCAAGTCTTTTGTAGAGAAAGAACCAGAAGGTACAACTACTTGGTTACAGAAGGTTAAAGCAGGGGATGATATCACTAAGGGTGATACTGACTTCTTTATCGATGTACTATTAGGTATACACAAAGGCGAAGGTGAGAACAACCTTAAAGGTCTAGCACAGATCATGCAAGAAGGTGGTTACTTATTTAGTAAACGTGATGATGATGATAAGATATCAAACTGGATAGCTGACTTCATGAAAGAAGAGCTAGATCAAACTGATATTGATGGTATCATGAAAGCATTTGGTGGCAAAGCTAAGCGTAAGAATACTAAGATTACACCAGAAACATTTGGTGATTCATTCTCTTCTAAGATGAATGCAAGTGCTCGTAGTATGAACAGTGTTATGCAAGTTGCTAAGAGATTAGATGTTAATGTAGAAGACTTAGACATGGATAGCTTCATGAAAGAAGCTTTAGACTTAAACCTTATGGATGACATCATCCTACAGAAAGATAAGTTTAAACCAAGAGGTGCTGTTGCATCTAACATATCTGAACTACAGAACAAGTTCATTAGATCATTAGTCTCACACCCATCTACTTCTATCTTAAACGTATTAGGTTATGGAGCAGCAGCAGGTTTAGATATATCTACTGATGTAACATTAGCTTTATATAAAGGTGGTAAGGGTACATTCCAATCAGTACTAGGGTTTGCAGATGCAGGTGCTAAGAACACTTATGTAGCTAAGCAACTACTACTAGCTTCTAAAGACCGTGTTAAGTTTGCATTTGATAATGATATGACATATGCGGCTTATAAGAGTGCACTACAGAATAACACTGGTGCTTTAGATAAGCTTAACCGTACATTGTCTGGTGGTGTTGAGATTAGTAACACTGTAGATCAGATGACTACACTAGGTAAAGGTTCTTTCTTACAAGACAAATCAGATAGTGTTATCAATGCTGTTCAAAGAGCTACATTCGTTAATGCTCAAGATGCTTACACTAAGTCTCAAGACTATGTAGGACAGATGAACAAGCAACTAAGACTTAAGTTTGGTAAGAGTTGGAATGAGTTCTATACTAGCCCAGAAGCTGTTAAGATCATGGCTACTAAAGAATACAAGCAAATGGAAATGGATGCTGTAGCTAAGACTATGGAGAATACATTCTCTAAGTCATATAAAAACCGTACTAAACTAGGTGAGCTTGCAGGTTTCGTAGAAGATGCACGTAACATCCCAGGTCTTGGTTTCATGGTTCCGTTTGGTAGGTTCTTCAACAACACTATAGACTTCGGTATTAAAAACACACCAATACTTAACATAGCAGTTAAGAAGGTTAGTGGTAAGTACAACGATGTACCTGTAGAGGAACTAATGGCAAGAGGTGCTGTGGTTACTGGTTTAGTATACACAATGGCTCAAGACGAACAAGAGAACCGTAAAGCAGGTCTAGGGTTATATGATAACATAATAGACGGTCAAGTTGTATCACAACAATACGATTATCCTATCTCCTTATTCAAAGCAGCTGCTCGTGTAGTATCATACCACATGGCAGGTGAAGAAGTTCCAGAAGAGATACTAACACAGATTGGTAAAGACTTTGGTGGAGGTGGCCTTACACGTAACCTTACTAAGACTACTGGTGAGATTGCTGACTTCACAATGGCTATTCTTAAAGGTGAGATAGACAACGCTTACGATGAAGGTTTGAATGTTGTAACAGAGATATCTGCACAAGCTATATCAGGTTTTGTTAGACCTCTAGAGCCTATCGATACTGCATTTGGTTTGTTCATGGACATAGATCAAAGTCCTAAAGACTTAAAGCAGATAGAAAGTAGACTGAATAGAACTATCGCTGAGTCATTCAAGTACGTTGATTCTTTCACTGACTTCTTGACTACAGGTGAAGGTATGCCAGTTAAACAATCGTCAGCTGCAGGTGAAACTAAGCAACAGTCTGCTAAGAACGTAGGTGTTAGAACTGTAGAGTTAACAAACACGCAACGTATTATGAACCTGATGGGATTAGACCAATGGAAGATTAATGCTCCTTTGTCTAAGGACAAGAAGCGAATGATACCAGAGGCTGTTAATGAGTACCAACGCCAGATGTATCAGTCTATAGAGGCATGGTCTACTACAAAGATGGAGAGTATGAAGTTCCGTAATCTACCACAAGATGAACTACGCATTATATGGAAAGATAAGTTGAAGGAAGTTAAAGAATTAACTAAGCTTCGATTGGTAACGAGATATGACGGAACAGGCACAACGTTACGCAGTCAGTATGACCTAGTGTCTAAGTTTGCAGCTGATGATATTAAGAAAGCTATGGCAGACCTAGAGTTAGGTGATAACATGGGTGATCTTAGTGAAGGTCAGTTGATGTTGATTGAAGCAGAGTTAAAGAATGCTGAGACAATCAAACGAATGAGAATAGACCCAACCAACTACTAGACAAAGAAAAACCCCCAACAGTAATTAAACTGAAGGGGGTTAAGTTTAGTCTTATTTACTATTACGAAGCAGCAAGTCCACATACCTGTAAGCTTCTTCGACGAGTTCTTGTGCTCGACTTGACCTGTTGGAGACTAACAGTCCTGCTAGGACAGAAGCTGCTAGTTGTTCCCTGTGAGAGGAGAGGCTCATTGGAACGCTCTCAACAGATGTCTCTTTTAACTTAATAAAGGCTTTGGCCTCTTGTTCCAGACTAGGAGCAGGGGGCCTTTTGCGTTTGGTGGTCATGTTAACATATTCCTTTAATTGAATATAAGGAAGTGTACCATAAGTACACCCCTTTGTCAAGTCCTAATATGTATTAACTATCTCATCTACAATACCATGTTTGATGCACTCTTCTGGAGTTAACCATTCATCAGTAGGATGTAAAAGATGTTTGCGTATATACTTCTCAGACTTCTTAGTACATTTCTTGTAGTGATCAACCATACGACTACCTGCTAGATCAAACTCTTTAATCATTGCATGTAGCTCATGTTCTTTACCTTTAGAACCCCAAGCGTATTGATGTGACATAACAGACGTGTTGTGGGTTAGTAATCGTCTATCTCCTGCCATTATAGTTAGTACTCCACAGGAAGCTACCAGACCCTTGCCTATTGTTACTATAGGTATCTCTGACATCTTCATAGCATCAATGAGATGGAAGGCTGAGTGTACTGAACCTCCAGGGCTATTGATAACTAATGTAATCTGATCTGGTCTAACGTCTTCTGGCATTAAGTTGTATTCGTATATAGCAGCTACTAGGGGCATGATCTTCTCTTGATCAAACTTATCTACTAGCATTAACATACCGTGTTCTCTAAGGTATGACCCTGGAGGTAGCATAGGGCTCTCTTCCTTCTCCACTGCAGCTACCTTAGTCGTTTCTTTAATAGTCTTCTTAGCCATCTCTAGTATAGTCATTACCATCCTCCTTCTAAAAGACGTAGTCTAAACGGGTTGTATATTCTGTCTGCAACAAAGTTCTTAGGTAAGTCTACAAACGTACCGTACTCATTGTCTTTCATTTCAAACAACTTCAAGTCTGACTGGCTTAGTACTAAGAAGTCATCCTTACTAGTCATCTGAGATACTATCAGACCTAGTTGTCCTGTGTATCCCATCTTAAAGTTGTAGATGCTTTCGATACTACCAAACATCTGTCCTACCTTCATACCGTGATTGTAATCTCTATCACTCTGCTTTGTCCAAGCAACATGAAAACCTAGTATCCCGTAATTAAACTTGTAGTCACCGCCTAGGAAAGCAACTGCACAGGCACTCATGCAAGTATCTCCCCTTCGTACAACAGTAGACATCTTATTCTTGTTGATGGTGTAACCTAAGTTATAACCCTCAATGGCTGAACCGCCTCCAGAGTTAAGACGTACTGACTTGATTCCTGTCCTGTCTATAACTCTTTGTAGCATCTTGTAATCCCCATCCATCAGTCTACCACTTATAGTAATCTGAGTTGAGCTGTACGTTATGTTAGCTGAGTGAGCTATCATTGGTACACTTATAACTAGTCCTAGTCCAATTAGTATTGCTGATACTACATATTTCATAGCTTGTCTTTTCCCTTCAAGTGATTGATTCTCATCTCTGAGTAACGCATAACCTTTTCTAGGTCAATGATCTCTGACTCTACAGCATCCTTACCTTCGTAAGACTTGAACCCTGCTCGGACGACATACTTAATTATGTTGCCTCTCCAGAAC